TTGTAAATGAGAGCATGCAAGTAAACTCATCTATAATTAGAAACCCTCCATTTATAGTACCAGAAAAGATTAACTTTGCTGTATCAAGCTCAGCAAATCCAACGGATATATCTGTATATTCATTCGATGGAGTAGGAGACCCGTTATTTTATTTACTTAAAAAAACTACAAAAGGTCTTTCTGGAGAAGTTAAAACAAAATCATTTACTTACGGATCTGCTCAAAAATTTAATACTTCCCTAATAGAAGATACAGATATTATAGAAATAATTGATATAATAGATAGTGACGGAAATACATGGTATGAAGTTCCCTATCTAGCTCAGGATATAATACTAGATGATACTTTAAATATTAACTATAAAGATCCAAATTACAGCTCAGAAAACGGAAATGTACCCTATATATTAAAACTTAAAAAAATACCTAGAAGATTTGTAACTAGAGTTAAATCAAATAATTCCCTTGAACTACAGTTTGGATCTGGTATGAATCAAAATGCAGATGAATTAATATTACCTAATAACAGCAACGTAGGATTAGGTATATTAGATAGCTTATCAAAAATAAACACTGCATTTGACCCTACCAATTTTACCACCACTGAAACATACGGACTATCACCATCTAATACAACATTAACGGTTAGGTACTTAGTAGGCGGGGGAGCACAGGCTAATATCCCTAGCAATCAACTTAATACTGTTTCAAGTTTTACATCAGGATTTTTCGGAGGTAATGTTGATCCGACAATAGGTAATCAAGTATTACAGTCTATTCAAGTAAATAACCCTTCTCAAGCAATAGGTGGCGGTGACGGGGACTCGATAGAGCAGATTAGATTAAACGCATTAAGTCAATTCCCAACTCAGATGAGGGGAGTAACCCAGCAAGATTATCTATCACTATCATTAAGCATGCCTGGTAAATTCGGTCAAGTATCTAAAGCGTTCATTACCAATGATTTAATAACATTTAATAATGAATTTATTGATAATCCTGAATTAAAAGATCCATTATCAACCAGTTTATATATATTAGGATATAATCAAAATAGACAATTAATATCACCTCCGGATTCTTTAAAACAAAACTTAAAGACATACCTATCTCAATATAAAATGCTAACAGATAGTATTAATATAAAAAACGGATATATTATTAATATAAGCGTAGATTTTGATATAATACTAAGGCCAAACTACTCAGGTAGAGATGTTCTATTAAAATGCCTAGAAATATTAAAAGATTATTTTAATATAGATAGGTGGGAAATAAACCAGCCAATAATATTATCAGAGATATATACTGCATTAGATAACGTTTCAGGAGTACAAACTGTAAGCAACGTAATCATTAAAAATATATACGGAGAAGAAATAGCGTATTCAAAATATTCTTACGATATTAATTCAGCTACGCTCAATAATGTAATATATCCATCATTAGATCCTAGTATATTTGAAGTAAAAAATCCTGATACTGATATCCAAGGTAGAATAGTAACCTTTTAATTAAATAACAATGGCAGTATATAAAATATTTCCTAATAAAGATTCTACAATATATTCTAGATATCCGATAACAAACGCGGGTAGGGATGAAATATTAGAAGTTGCCGTAAAAAATAATACCAGTATTACGGGTATATCCGATAATGTAGGATCAACTAACCTAGATGATATAAGAAGGTCGCTTATTTCATTTGCGCAAGATGATTTAAATATAATAAAATCATTTAATAGTCAATCATTTCAGGCCAATATAAGATTATTTTTAGCTAACGCAGAGAATCTATCTCAAAATTATAATATAGAATGCTATCCCGTATCTCAAGACTGGATTATGGGAACAGGTAAATTTCTAGATAATCCTATAACAGACAATGGAGTATGCTGGACAAACACAGGTCCAGGGGATGCATCACCTACATGGAATCCTGCCGTAGGAACAATGCAGTATCTGTTTACAACAGGAGGAGGAACATGGAATACTTCATATAAATCAACTCAAAGTTTCGACTATACTCTAGATAAGGACATAAACATAAATGTAACAAATGCCGTATTACAGCTATTCACCGGATCAATAAGTAATTACGGATTTATAATAAAACACTCAGGCTCTATAGAACTAAATACAGGATCGTATATTGATCTTAAATTCTTTTCCGCAGACACACATACAATATATCCACCATGCCTTGAATACAAATGGAACGACTTTTCATTTAATACAGGAAGCAATACAAATGGATTTATCACTAGTGATAATTTCGTTATTAATGTAGGTAATAATTTAGGAGAATTTAAAAGAGATACGAAATATAATTTTAATATTAAAGCTAGAGATAAATTTCCTACCAGACAATTTACAACATCATCAGTATACCTAAACTGGAAATACTTACCTACATCATCATATTGGGCTATTCAGGATTATAAAACTACAGAAATGATAGTTGATTTTGATGATACATATACTAAAATAAGTGCAAATAGCAACGGGAACTATTTTACAGTATATATGAATGGATTACAGCCGGAAAGAACATATAAATTACTAGTTAAGGCCGATATAAGCGGCAGTGAAGAAGTGGTTGTAGATAACGATATCCTATTTAAAGTAGTAAGATAATGTCGGAAGAGATAAATTTATATAAAGAAGTATACGGTCAGAATACATATAAAAGAGTAGTTGACACACAGTTTACTCAGCTAGTACAACCTACTACTGATCAAGTAGAAGAAGAGGCTACTGTAGAAAGATTTTTTGAATTATACGAACAGTTATTCTTTCAAATACCGCTTACTGGAGAAATAAATTCACATGAATATTTAGTAAACAGAAGCTCAGAATACCTGGGAGGATCAGTTATAACAGATAATGAAAAAGCTTTAATTCAAGAAATTAATAGTTTGAGGCAGCAGTTATTAGAAGCAAATACCAATTTAATAGAGATAAGTAAGCTAGGATAATGGAAATAGTAAATGTAAATTATTTAGGCTCTAACCCTGAATTTCAAGAATATAATAATAAAGACATTTCTTTAATTAATTATAATGTTATATCAAGAAATTTTGGAAATGGAGATGATTATATAGAATATTTTATATATGACTTAAATAATAATTTACTTGCATCTAATTATAATGTAACAACATACTCGATAAAGAACGCTGATGTAGTTCTTAACGAAAGTAATATTCTTGTTTTAAATCCAGATCAAGATGTTATTAATGAAGGATTTGATAGAGGGGCAGTAAATATAACCTATAATTTCTTTAGAAAATTATTTAACAGCAGTGAGCTTAGTAAATTCTGGATAGGAGATATATCTAACGACAGAACAGAATTAAGAATATTTAGACAAGATCTATCTAATGATGAACTAGAAGCACTATTTAACGAATACAACCTGTATTCATCTACTAAAACATATTATCCAGACTTCTATTTAAATTTCGGTGATAATAAAACTATAATAGGAGTTAATATAGCATATGCATTAGTTGACAATCAGGCAAGTATATTAATTAAACTATACGAGCAGCTACCCGATATATTCACCGAAAAGGATACATTATGGCTAGTTGACAAACTAAGCGAACCTGCTACATATAATATCGATATACAAGTTCCTGCAGAGCAGATCATTAATACTAATGCTTTAAGAGGACCTAATTACGATATTGAAATCACTGAAAAAGTAGGTCAAACTATAGGATATACATCTTTAAATTCCCTATTTAGTAATTCACTATCATCATCATATAGACAGTTAAAAAGTTTAGTAGACGAGAAAGGATACGATATCAACGTCGAATATACTGATTTTAGTAAATTTATACATTTCTCATCTGCAGTTGAAAGAATTACCAATTTTGCATATAAAATACAATTAATTGAAAGCTATAATTCAGATATATCATCCCTTAATACAGTAGTAGGGAATACCGGAACAATATCTAGCAGTGTTTCATTACTACAGAATAAAATAGATGATATCGTAGAAAAATTTGACGGATATGAATATTATCTTTATTTCAACTCAGGATCCGAAGTATGGCCTAAATCATCTAGTAATAAACCATATACACTCTATTCATATACAAGCAGTCAAGCTATTAATTGGATAGGAGGAGTAAATACAGTACCAACAGCAACTACTCATAGCATATTATATTCCGGATCAGTATACGATTCTAACAATAAAGACTGGCTATTAAATACTATACCATTATACCTAAAAGAAGATCCAAACAATCAACCATATCAGATTTTCTTAAGCATGATAGGTCAGCACTTCGATAACATATGGATCTATATAAAAGATATAACTAATAGGTATCAAGCAGATAATAGCTTAGATAAAGGGATCTCAAGGGATGAAGTAGGTGATGCTTTAAAGGATTTAGGTATTAAACTATACACTAATACTAACATATCCGATAATATATTTTATTCACTAATAGGTACAGGTCCAACCAATAGTCTACTGCCTCCAACCGGCTCAGAATTGATAACAAGCTATGTTACTTCATCTGAAGAAACAATGCCTGCTGATGATATTACTAGTGAATACTATAAAAGAATATACCATAATATTCCTTATTTACTTAAAACTAAAGGTACTAGAACAGGACTAAAATCCCTTATTAATTGTTTTGGTATACCAGATACTATTTTACGAATCAATGAATTTGGAGGATCTGATAAACTAGAATCTACCCCGGATCAAATACAAAATGATTTTATAACATCATATTGGAATAAAGGATCACAATACGTAAAAGTACCATGGGGCCCTTCTCAATTTGTATTCCTAAGCAGTAGTTATACTAATGTCGTACCCGACACTATTGAGTTTAACTTTAGAAATATTTCAGGATACCCTACATCTAGTACTTATTATACTCAATCACTATATCAAGTAGGAACTGATCAGAATCTTCAATTCGGAGTTAATTTACAGTACAATCCATCATCTAGTATTCCAGGAGATCCTGATGAATATTATGGTAATGTAAAATTATACCTCAGCGGTAGCTACGGATTCGCTGCATCTAGCCCTATATCTCTTCCATTCTTTGATCCAACTCAATGGTGGAATATTATTATAAAAAGAGAAATAGGAGGAATCGCAGGATTAAATACTAATATTAATAACATTTATACAGTATCAGTAAAAAATGCATTATATAATCAAGACGGAAACGTTAATATAGGATTTACAGGATCTTCAAATATTATAGTATCAGGATCCACTTCATCTAGCTATAATAATACCTGGCAATCATACTATACAGGTTCATTATTAATAAATGGGTATTTAGGAGGATACGACAGTAATAACGTATTAGCAGCAAATAATACAAGATATCAAGGATTATTACATGAATTTAGATACTGGATAGAACCGTTATCTGAAAGTATTCAATCAATACATGCTCAAAACAATAACGCATACCCCGGTAACGATCCATCTTCATCACAATATTCATTAATATATAGACTACCTTTAGGTGACACCAAATATTACCCTACATCAGAACAAACGATTATAACTGATTATAATTATAACGGAGGTATACTAAGAAAATACAATGTATCTGGAAGTACAATAAACTCAATTCATCCGGCAATTAGCGGTACCTTTTATATTTCATCATCCAATATAGAAGTTAGCAATGTAGGATCATTTATAAGCGCCAGTACATCTATTAGTTACGGACTATTCCAACCTACCGGATCTAAAGAATTTATATCAGAGCAGCTATATAACCTAGTATCAACACCTTCTACAGGATTAAATCAAAAGGTAAATAATAAAATAAATGTTATGCAAGAACAGGAACTATCTGGAAGCCTGCTATCCAGAGATGTTACTCTTCAAATATATAACGATAACATATCAAGAAATTCATATGATATTGAAGTAGGTTTTTCACCTGCCGACCTAATATCAGAAGATATTGCAAATCAATTAGGATACTTTAACATTGATGAGTATATAGGGAAACCTTCAGATCAATACCAAGATGTATATCAAGATTTACAGGCCCTAAGAAAGGTATACTTTCAAAAATATATTAGCTCATTTAAACTATGGGATTTCGTAAGATTAATTAAATACTACGATAATTCTTTATTTAAAATGATGAAAGATTGGGTACCTGCAAGAGCAAATCTATCTACAGGTATTATAGTTAAATCTCACATATTAGAAAGACCAAAATATAAGAGAAATGAACCAATAGCTAGTTTCAATGAATATACAGGATCAATAGACATGATATCTATATCAGGATCAAACCCTGAAGATGAATATATAAATTCTGATTATATTGCTAATATTACTACATCATTAGGATATATATCCCAGCCCAAGAATGATAAAAGAGAGCCATTTACCGGCGAATTTGGAGGATCTGAAATATACATAACGAATGGTGAATTTCTAGACTATGAAATATCTAATATTATAACATCACAGTCAGCTGGATTTGTGACATACTCACTTAATCCGCTATTGAATAATATTTCATCAAGTAGAAAATCAGACAGTATATTAGATATAGACTATTCTTCAAACCCGAATATCCCGGTTAATAACGGTATAATAACCGGGGCTATAAATCAATACTACAATAGAGTACAAACACGTGATCCGGAGCTATTAAACAGCATATATTGGCCCTTTGCTGAGATACAGGATTCTGATTACAGTTCATTTAGATATACTAATATTAGATATAGCGGAAGTAAAACTATAAGTAAACAATATAACGTTTATACTAGTGCATCTAGTAACTGGTCAGGAGATGATTCATACGGCAAAACCCCGGCAATCGATCACTATGTTAAAAAATTAGGATTATTCACTCAGGTAGAATCTAGCTCTATATTACCGGGAAGAAATAACGTATCTTTAATATATCTAGTAAATCAAGACGGTAATTACGTTTCTCTAGATGAGAATAATAATAACTGGGAAGAAGTACAAAATACATTTAAGAAAGGGTATTCAACTGTAAATTTATTTGATACAGAAAAGTACTCTAATCAAAAAACAACTAACGGTCCTAAAAATATATTCGATAGCGGGTATTCTTATTATCCTATACTATATTTTACAGGATCAGCTAGCACTGCAAGTTTTGAAAACTCTGAAGGAAATTTAGCTTATTATGCTAAAGCTCAAAATTCCGGAAGCACTTATTTTATTAGCGGAAGTTCAGCATTAGATTTCCCGTTAATTACATCTGGAAGTACAGTACTAGTTTCTAAATTATTTAATCAAGTAATTGAAGGAGCAGAATACTTTAGATCAGGAGGTATAACAGCAGGATCTGAAGCAACATACTCTGTACAAGAAACAGCGGCTCATCAAATAAATGCCTCTTTTGATTTTAATATATCAATATCAGATGCAGTTACTACTCCAATGACATGGAAATTAGAAGTACTTAACGGAAATGTAATAATAGGATCTGATACTGGATCATTTAACGTCGTACCGCCTACACCGTCACTACAAGTATTAGTAAGTAATACTAAAAATGATATATGTACAACATATATCCCGCCTATAACCGTTTATTCTAGTACAGATTCTATAAGTATGGGATCTACAATATACACTAGTTCAGCGAAAACACCAGGAACAGAATTAACAGGATCATTATTTATAATGTTCTATGGCGGTCTCCAAGATGTATTCGGTATAAATCAATATACAGGAATAATTCAATCTAACGAAGGTCCATGCTAATAATTAATATAATATAAGATGCCAAATATATCATTTTCGAAAACATTTAATATAGACATACCATCAGTAAATCTTATTCAAGGTAATAATATTAAATTTAGATTAGTACTAGATACACCAGCAATAAGTAACTTTACAGCGTCATTAAGTCAAGGGAGTGCTATAGTATCTTCACTAGCTCCTTCAACAGGATATTCATCTATTTTTAGTCCCTTTATAGACGCTACAGCAACAGCCGCTACCGATTCAACCATAATATTCACACCGGAAATAACCGACTTTTACGGAAGTACTTATCAATTCGAACCTAATCCTGCTGATAATAATATACCAAGTAGCAGCCTATATTCCACTTATGGAGATGTAGACTATCCATTCTTATTAAAACTATTCGATATATTTATTGTATATCTCTCTGACGGAACATTTGTTGAGTATAGAATTGTTGATGCTATTATAGTTTCTGATAAATTAGAGGTAACATTAAATAAACCAATATCTAATATATTAAAGACCAATATAACTAATAATACATTTAAAAGAATGTTATTTTTAACAAGAGTAGAAGATGAAACAAATATAATTCTTGAATTTAAGAAAAAAAGCGGCAAAACATCATATGGATTCGTTATACCAGAAAACATAGACCCTGCAGTACTGAAAAATATAGATATAATATCTAAAGAAGTTCAATCTAAATTACTAAGCAACCAACCAATAGTTCAGGTAAACAGTATTGATACAATAAATGGCGGAGATTTTTAAAATTATTAATATTTATTATAGACAAAACATAAAAATATGGGATATTTAGATAATACTAGTGTAGTAGTTGATGCTATACTAACAAAAAAAGGTAGAGAATTATTATCACGAAACGATGGCTCGTTCCGAATTACACAATTTTCATTATCAGACGATGAAGTAGATTATACACTATATAATCCAAATCATCCTTCAGGTTCAGCATACTACGGTGAAGCTATAGAAGCTATGCCGGTATTAGAAGCTTTTCCTGATGATAACGAAATAATGAAATATAAGTTAATAACTTTACCAAGAGGTACTGCTAAAATACCTGTACTTGATATTGGTTACACATCTATTAGTCTTAAGCAAGGCGCTTCATTAGCAATTACACCTCAAACATTAAACTATTTAGGTGCAACATCTACCTTCGAGCAATCAGGATATATTGCAACTATCGGAGACGTTAGGCTAATGTCATCATTTAACGGTACAGGAATTAATACAACTGAGGCTGTTTCTGCTAATTCTACTACAACTATTGGAACTAATGTAAGTAAAACAGTAATAGGTGCAACAATCAACCTAACAGCTACTACAGTCAATACATTATTCGGAACACAAACACAACTTCAAACCAATTTAATAGTTATCGGTAGAGATTCTGGAGCTAGAATTACTATTCCTATTACAATCATTAAACAACAATAATAGATATAAAACATGAGCTTTGTAAATATAGATCCAACAGACTTCGTAGTAAGTGCAGATTCAGTTACTGCACCAGCTTGGGGTACTAACCTACCAATATTAACACAATTTTATACATCAAGTGTTACTTCAAGTTCGCCTACATTTTATGTAGATGCATACGCATCTGGAAGTACTGACACTACTCCTCAATTTTCTATCGCTTACGGTCATCTTTTAGGATCAGGCTCAGAGTATTATAACGATTTAGTAATAGGGTATAGTCCTTCCAGAACCACATATGGTCAGTACAGAACCCTAGTATATGGGGATGAAAATACCAATTTTAATTTCGGTACAGGAAATGCTAATTCTAGTGATATATTAGTAATAAATGTCAATAGAAGTAAATATAAAGAAAAACTATTTCTATCAACATTTAATTTATACCTAAGCGGATCATCAGGTAGTGTTCAATTAACCAATAATAGCGTAACATCTACAGTAGTTAACTTTTTAGATTGCGGTAGGGTATACGATATCGTAAGCGGAAGTAACGGGTCGCCAACAACATCTACACCCGTTTCATCATCTAGCGTTTTAGCGGGATATACTCCTTCTGGATCATACGGACTATACCTACCGGATGTAGGTCTAATCGTAGTAAATCCAAGAGCAATAGCACTACCATTCGTATCAGGAGGTATAGGATTAACCATGGGCACATCTGCTAACACCAATCAAGCAAACTATTTAAAACTATATCAAGCTATTAAAGTAGGAGCTAATCCGGTTCTTAATACTGGATTCCAGCTCAATAGTGAAGAAACAATATCGTCAGATTTTATATTTGTCAGGGTAAGAAATAGTGATTATAATTACAGCACAAACCCGTCTATGATCAGCGGTAGCGGGGAATTAGTATATCCAACATTAATTAATAATCCCCAAACATATATTACTACAGTAGGACTATACAATGATAATAACGATCTTTTAGCTGTAGCTAAACTATCTAAACCACTTGTAAAAGATTTTACAAAAGAAGCATTAGTTAGAGTTAAGTTAAATTGGTAAATCGTAATGAATAATGAGTTCTGCTGTAAAATCAATAAGATCTTCAGATGTAAGTACCGTTCCCTATAGAGTAAATAAACAATTTACTTTTGAAAGTAGTTCATTTTCACAAAATGGAATTATTGGTTATTTAGGATATCTTGAAACAGGATCTGCACTAGACCAATTAGATGAATATCAGCTGATATATTACTCTATAAGGCAGTTATACTATGGAGGAGAAATTACAAGCTCTATACTAATAGATAATACAAGCGGATCACACTATAATAACTACCAGCAATCTACAGCTGCGTCAGGAACGTTTGAATACGAAATAAAAAACTTTCCAACAGAAAATAGATCTGAAATAAGAGCGTTATCAATCCCGCAATCATTATACGGTGAAAAATTAAAGCCAAGTACTTTTATATTACAGGACATTACAGGCAGCTATTATATAGTAGATGATAGTAATGGTAACTTATTCGATATTATAAGCTTACCTAATCCATATGTTGTTAACGGTAAAATTCAATCAAATTATTTTGAAAATGTAAATATTAATGCGCTACCGAAAGTAGGAAATGTATTTTACGCACACGGTATTGCTGTTATCACAAACCAAAATTATTTAAACATATTTCCAAAAGATTGTACTCTAACCGGAGGATCCGCCTGTGTTGTTATTATTCCAACTACAACCACAACTACAACTGCAGCACCAACTACAACAACTACAACTGCAGCACCAACTACAACAACTACGTTGACTCCAACCGTTACACCTACGGCTACACCAACAACTACGTTGACTCCAACAACTACGTTGACTCCAACCGTTACTCCAACAACTACGTTGACTCCAACCGTTACTCCAACAGCTACACCTACGGTTACACCGACTACAACCACAACTACAACCTGTGCTTCAAATTGTGAATTATATGATATATTCATTTCATCAACCGACCTTAACGCATCATATAATAATACTGTTATTGTTGATTATAAAACCTGTTTCGGTGATGGTGGTTCAAGTGCTACAGGAAGTATTTTATATTATGTTTCTGGAACATATGTTAATGCTATATGTGTTCAAGCATTTGCTTTAGAACCTCTTGTAGATATATACTATTATTTCCCATCAGGATCTAAAGTTACTGCTGCAAATTCATCCTTTAACAATACAGCAATAGATTGTTGTTATTAATTTAATAATACAAAAACACAATAAATAAAATATGTCATATACTCTATCATTTAAATCAGAAACAACACTATACGAGGTTCAAGTAAGATGTCATATAAATGAAAACGAATTTAATTTAACACAAAACCCTTCAGCAGTTTCAGGCTCATCAGGATCATTATATAATTTTGTTACAGGCTCTGATTTTGATCCATACGTAACTTCAGTCGGGCTGTATAGCCCAGCCAATGAATTATTAGTAGTAGGAAAACTAGCTCAACCGTTCAGAATGCCTTCTAATACAGACGTTACATTTATAATAAGATACGATAGTTAATGAATAATTGGTTACATAAAAGCTCATTAGGTCACACCTTTGAATATAAAGAAATAGAAGATTTCCAGCAAGAATATATTGGATTTGTATATAAAATAACTAATATTATTACTAACAAAATATATATAGGAAAAAAATCATTATATTCCAATATAAACAAAAAACTTACTAAAAAAGAACTAGGAGAGTACACAGGTCCAGGTAGAAAGCCAACTAAAAAGCTAGTAACATCCGAAAGTAATTGGAAAAAATATTACGGATCATCAAAAGAATTACTACAAGATATCAAAGATATAGGTGAAAATAAATTCACTAGAGAGGTATTACATCTATGTAAAAGTAAAAAGCAATTAACCTATTATGAGATACATTATCAAGTAATTCACAATGTATTAGAATTAGATTCATATAACGATAACATACTAGGAAAATTCTATAGAAAAGATTTAGTTTGATATCTGAAAAATAATAGCTATATTTAGTTTATGAATAATACCATGGTTTTATTAGGACTAGTTGAAAGCGTACTAAATAAAGGAAAGCATACATCTAGGGGAAATTATGCATTTCATTGCCCATTCTGTCATCATCATAAACCTAAACTAGAAATAAATTTAGAACCTAACAGTAAAGGAGAAAATACATGGCATTGCTGGACATGTGATAATAAAGGTAAAACAGTATTCTCTCTCTTTAAAAGACTGGATGTCTCTAAAGATAAACTAGATCAGTTAAAGTCACATGTAAAATATATTCCCGCCGGGAGAGAAGGGGATACAAAGGAAGAATTTAAGGTAGAATTACCCAAAGAATTTAAATCATTAGTAAATCCAGCAGGTAATTCCGTAACATTAAGACAAGCTTTAAAATATACTAGAAATAGAAATATTTCAAATAATGAAATTATAAAATATAATATAGGATATTGCAGCTCAGGTAAGTATAATAATTCAATAATAATACCATCATACGATAAAAACGGTAATATAAATTACTTTATATCTAGATCTTTTGAATTAGATCCTGCACGTAAATATAATGCTCCTAGATGTAATAAAAATGAAATAATAGGTTTAGAGTATTTTATTAATTGGAATACTCCAATAATATTATGTGAAGGAATATTTGATGCAATAGCTATTAGGCGTAATGCAATACCACTATTCGGTAAAACAATATCTCAAGCATTAATGATGAAATTAGTAGAAAATAACGTTAAAACAATTTATATAGCATTAGATAATGACGCTTTAAAAGATGCATTAAAGCACTGTGAGAAGTTAATAAATCTAGGCAAACAAGTATATCTGATACAATTAGACGATAAAGACCCATCAGATATAGGTTTTCAACAATTCACAAAATTATTACACACCTCAACTCAATTAACCTTTAGTGATTTATTCGCTAAAAAGGTAGAACTAACTTATGGATAATGAAATTCAATTAGCAAAAGATTCAAATATATTATTAGATCCAAAAATAAAAAGACTAGTAGAATATAGTGAAGACTCTAAGCAGATTAATATATTAGACACCAGATTTTATAAAAGGAACGATAAATACTATCCTTCCGTAACGTCAGTATTAAACTATTTTCCTAAAAATCAATATTTTTATGGATGGTTAAAAGACGTAGGGCATAACGCAGAAATTATAGCTAATAAAGCTGCAAGCGAAGGTACGGCAGTACATAAGGCAGCTGAAAAACTATTAAAAGGTGAAACTATTAATTGGATAGATGATAGAGGAAATGTTATATATAATCTACTAACATGGAAAATGATATTAAGATTTGCTGATTTCTGGAACATGTATAAGCCAGAATTAATAGCAATAGAATACCATCTATTCTCTGATGAACACGAGTACGCAGGTACAGGAGATATTGTATGTAGATTTGAAGACAAAGTATGGCTACTTGATATTAAAACTTCTAATTATTTACATACCAGCTATGATTTACAGCTAGCAGCATACGCCAATGCTTGGAATGAAACTCATAATGAACCGATAACAGAAACAGGAATTATATGGTTAAAAGCACATACTAGAGGGGTTGATGGTCAAGGAAAGAAAATGCAAGGTAAGGGCTGGCAAATAAAACATGTTAGTGATATCGAAAGAAATTTTGAAATGTTTAAAAAAATATATGAAATATATAAATTAGAGAATCCGAATATGAAACCTCATAGTGAGATATTACCCACTACGATTAAATTAACGCAATAAATGTATATTTATTATAAAGTATTAACATGATCAAATTAAACAGCATACTTAAGCAAATGATCCTAGAAGGAGGAAATATTTTCGGTGATACTTCACCTATTAAAAAAGAAAATATTGATCCTACTTTAAATGTATTTGCAACTGAATTATCAAATATGTTTCCTAAAAAAGTTGCATCTTTTAGAAAATTTGAAACACTAGGATCAGTAGGCAAAAAACCAGTATCTGGAGATATAGATCTAGCATATGATATTGAAAACCTAATGCCAGGAGGGAAACCCGATCTAGTAGGATGGGGAATAGATCCATATGAGTTTAAACAATCAGTAGAAAAAATACAAAAAAGAGCTAGAACAGCTACCCTGGAACAATCCCAGCTAAGAGCTATGGTTGAATTTATAGGTAATAAAATTAATGAACAATCAGATATAATTCAAACAGATATAAAAAAATCTGGCGCTGGATCTTTATTTTGCAAAGTAATCCAATACGATATTGTAGGAGACGAAACCAATAAAACAGTACAAGTTGACATAAATATAGGTGATCCTAAATGGCTAAGATTTAGCTACTATTCAGCTACGTACAAAGGTAACGTAAAAGGCCTTCATAGAACACAGTTACTTGTTGCACTATTTACTCATAAAGATAAAATGTTTAAACATGCACAAGGAGTATTCAATAAAGATACTAGAGAATTAGAGGCAAAAACACCAGAAGAAACATTAGAATTACTTAATAAATTATATGGTATCAGATTAGATCAAAATACTTTAGACGATTATTTTAAATTAATGGATGTTCTTAAAAAGAATCTAACAGACGAAGATCTACACGGTATATACGATATATATCTTAAAATCCTAGACTCTACCAGAGCAGATATACCAGAAGATCTACAGCAATACTGGATTCAAAATAAAGAAAGATTAGGACTAAAAGGTAAATTTTTACCAGATGATTCAAAACTAAAACAATATATTCAATAATGTCAGGTTCAGCAGGAGGTAATAGAGTAACAAGGCAAGCAGTTGAAAAAACTGTTAACACCTATATTGAAAAAGTATTAAAGAAATTTAAAGCTTTTAAAGATGCAAAGATTTCCGGATCATATAACACCGGAACTAAAGAAGATTTTGGCGATATAGATCTTATAGTAACTTTTGAAGGAGACGATAAGAAAGCGTTAAAGAAAGAATTAGTAGATTTTTTTAATACTATTCCTGATG